CATGGAGTAGAAGATAAAAAAACTGTTACCTTTTTCTTGAAACACGTTGAGAGCACTAACACGATAAATATCAATGGAGAGCTTAAACGTAAGCAAGACGCCGACAGAAGGCGAGCAAAAGGCTAAATAATGGCAGGTAAGAAAATACAAGCTGCTGAGATTATTATTAAAACCACCGATGGTGGTTCTTTTAAAGTCACAGGTAAAGAGGCAGAAAAGCTAACCAAGAAAATGGATAAACTTGGGGGAGCTTCCCAAAGCACCGATAGACGAATAAAAGGTGTAACTCAACAGTCCTCAAACGCAACAAAAAACTTTAGTAAACAAGCACAAACCATGGAAGGTGGTATTGTTGCTGTTTATGCGACTATTGCTGCTCAGGTATTTGCTGTTTCAGCTGCGTTCCAATTCTTAAAATCCTCGATGGAAACTCGAAACCTTATAGAAGGACAAAAAGCTTTCGGGGCAGTTACGGGCGTAGCTTACGCGGCCATGACTAAATCTATTCAGCAAGCTACAGACGGTATGCTAGCCTACAAAGAAGCTGCAAGTGCAGGCGCTATTGGTACAGCCGCAGGCTTAAATATCACTCAACTTGGAGCGTTAGCCACAGTAGCAAAAAATGCTTCACTAGCTCTGGGAAGAGATTTAACAGATTCTTTTAACAGGCTTATTCGTGGTGTAACTAAAGCAGAACCAGAACTACTAGACGAACTCGGTATTATTCTAAGATTAGAAAACGCAACTACAAAGTATGCCGTTTCTATCGGAAAAACTCGAGAACAACTTAATGCGTTTGAAAGAACACAAGCTGTATTAAATGATGTTTTGGACCAAGGAGAGACAAAGTTCTCTGCTATACAAAAACTAATGGACCCAGACGCTTTTGCTCTTGGTCAGTTAATGAAAGAACTTGACGACATTCTAATGTCCTTCCAAAAATTTATGGTCGAAGGACTACTCCCAATTATAAAATTCTTTAAAGATAACTCTACTGCGCTTGTTGCTGCTATGGGGTTATTTATCATGCCTATCATTAAATCAATGCTTCCTAAGTTAGACACTGCTTTTGAAAACTCTATGTTTAAAATGAGGTCAAACTCGAAATTGGCAAAAAGCGCCATGCAGGATATGAAACTAGCTTTTGGAGATGTAAAAGCATCTTTTGATCCCTCCTCTTTTTCTACTAAGGACGAGAGTAGAGGTTATTTTGACGAGCTAGGGGCAGTAGATAAGGGAGAACAAGCTAATGGAGCTAGGTTAAATAAAAGACAGATAGCAGCATACAGACGACATTTAGCTAACAAAACTGGTCTTTATAAGAAAATGACCAAAGCCCAAAGAGCGGAATTTAGAAGACACCTTAATTTACAAGAAGCTTTACTAAAAGGTTCAACAGCTAAGCAACTATCTATAGAAAAAGCAGCCGCGCAAGTCTGGAAAGGTATATGGGCAGGTAAAACTGCTGTTGTAGCAGCAGCAACTGCAGCGTGGAAAGGCATGTTAGCAGGAGCAGCTAACTTTGCAAATAAAGCATTCTCCGCCGCAGGTTGGCTTGGAATGGTAGCAATGATAGTCATGGGTATAAAAACCATGATAGATAAGGTAAGAAACCTAGACGATCACTATCGAAGGACTCAAGAAAGAACAAAAGAACTAACTGAAGCTACAAAAGAGTTAAATGATGAATTGTACAGAATGTTAGAAGTTCAAAATTCAGGAATGCTACTAGGAACTAAAAGCGGTACGGAAGCTACTGGTCAATTTATGACTAGTACAAATATTCCAGAGTTAATGAAAAATTATAATCAACAAATTGCGGAAGGTGCAAAGCCAAACGATGAGGTTATAGTAGGTTTTAGAAAAACAATGAAATCAGCCATGCTCCTTGCTCCTGGTCTTCATGAAGTAGGACTAGCTATGCAGAACGGACAAAGACTTACTACTGAGCAAACACAAGCAGCCGAAAGATTAACAAATACTTATATAAACGCAGGGCAGGCTGCTGCAAAACTAACTCAAAACCAAGAAGCTCTAAATAAAAGTTTAGATAAACAAATTAGAAAGTTTACTAAAGTTCCTTTCCAAGATTTATTACAAGCCTATGATTCAACTATTTCAGGTGGCTTAGATGCTTTGGGTATGTCAGAAGAGTATCAAACAGGAGCAAAAGCTCGTAATAATATAGCGGGCGTTGGTTCCTATCAGTCTAATCCTGATGGAACATTAAAAGGTATGGCGGGACAGTTTAATAAAGACAAAGACAAAAGAAAGCAACTTAGAATCGATACAAACGCTAGCATGGAAACTGCACTAGGGATAGGTAGCAAAGGTAAGAAAGATCTCTCAGGATATGACATGGCTGCAGGATATAATGCAGATGGCACTGTTAAAGCACTCAAGGATAGACTACAAGTACAAAAAGATCTAGTTGATGCAGGTTATACAGAAAGCGACATTTTTAGTACGGTGTACCAAGAACATATGGACGCGTACACCTTGGCAGAAAGCAAATTAAAGCTCATAGAGGATAGCAGAGACGCTGACACTGAGGCCTTTAAAGAACTCCGAGCTACACAAGAGACAGTAAGACAGCAACGAGTTGTAAGAGCCGCAATCCTTGAATTACAAAAAAATGGTGTACAGTATGAAAAAGACAAACTTAAAAATACTGTAGAAGTAACAAGACTACAAACACTTGGTACTAGTATTGCTAATCAAGACCTTATACTCGATGCGAAAAAAGTAGCTCTCCAAGATAAAGTTAATGCTTCTAAGATTAAGGAAGAGGAAGCGGGAGTAGCAGTAGTAGCTACACAGGAAAAACTAAAGGGCATTTTAAAAGAGAAAGGTCTGAAGATAGAAGATTTAAACAAACTAGATACCCAAGAGTTGATAACAAAAGCGAAAGGATTAAAAATCTCTACTGTAGAATTAGAGAATGCTGTACAAGGTGTTGAGAATGCAGGTAAAGAAGTAACGATTTCAGAAAACCAGAAAATACTAAAAGAACAACTATTAAATCTACAAATTGCAATGTTAATTAGCCAACAGGGTGTAACTAATGAACTAAGAGCGCAAGCTGCGTTACAAAGATCGATGGCAACAAATGCAAAAACAATAGCAAGAGATCTAAAACTTAGTGGAGGTACCGGAGCAGGTAAAGCTGCTGCAAGAAATACAAAACTAACAGACATAGGATTGAGAAAAACACAAAATACAAATACAGCTACTGCTTATGAAACTCAACGTGGAGACTTAGAAGCATCCAGTGACTTTGGTGAAAAAGGAGCAGTAGATGCAGATGGTTTAATTATTGCTACTAAGAACAAATTCCAAGAGCAGTACAATACACTACTACAAAAAGAAATTACTTTAAAACAACAAAATAAATTATTATCAATTGATGAAGCAAATTTAACTTCAGAAAGTAAGGGTGAGTTTATACTAGCTGGTCTGAAACTTGAAGAACAAAAAACAAAACACCTAAGGGAACAAGTTTACAGTTTAAATCCTGCAGTTCAACTATATAATCAAACAGTAAATGCATTATTAGCTGATGGTGTGGAGTATAATCAGATAGACCACCAAGCAATTAAAGATAAAGTAACGGCGACTAAAAGCCTTCAAATAGAAACTGAACTCATGCAAGGAATTCAAGATACACTTTCTAATGGCTTTGTATCTATGTTCCAAACAATGGTAGACGGAACAAAATCATTTAAAGATGGGATGAAAGATTTAGCAAAATCTGTACTTTCAGACTTAGCGGCTATGTTTGCAAAAGCAGCAGCACTAAAGATAATGCTTGCTATGTTCCCGGGCATGGGAAATATGCTTGAAGGCATGAGCTCAATACCAGGCATGAATAGGTATGGGGGAGAAGCAACTAAGTTTAGAACTGGCGGTGTCGCAGATGGTCCTGGTTCAGGTTATCTCGCAGAGTTACACGGCAGAGAAGCTGTAGTACCATTAGGAAATGATAGAAGTATTCCTGTTGAGATGCGGGGCGGTGGAGGCGGTGGAAACACAGTTAATGTCTCTATTAGTATGAATGGTCAAGGACAAGGATCTTCACAAGTATCAGGCGACGGTATGCAAGGATTAGGAAGAAGCATTGGAAATATGGTACAACAACATTTACAACAAGAAATGAGACCTGGTGGATTATTAAATCAACAAGGCACGAAAGGTAGAGCATAATGGCAATAGGATTACACCCCAAAACAGGAAACATACCAGGGTTTAGTGCCCCTGTAATTTATGATAGAGGTATCTCAGATACTCCTAAACCTCGGGTACTTAAAGCACAGTTTGGAGATGGGTATGAGATGAGAGTGCGAGATGGAATAAATAGCACTCCAAGAACTTTTGCCCTTACATTTAATAACAGGACTAAAGCAGATATTGATAATATATACGATTTCTTAGATGGGTTAGCAGCAGTAGACACTTGTAAACTAACTATCCCTTATGACGGAGGAGAGTCCACAGTAGTAATAGTAATCGAGCAGTGGGCAAGAACTTTAGCGTACGACGAGTATTACACATTAACTTGTTCTGCAAGAGAGGTCTTTGAAGCATGAGTCAACCTATAGTAGGCACACTACCAGCAGACTTACAAGCACAATCTCAGTCCAGTGGTTTAATTACTGTGTTTGAAATTGAAGTGCCTAACAGTGATATAGGCGGAGCCGGCCAAGACAAGCTTTATTTTCACGATGGAGTAACTACAGATCTTGCAACCGATCAGGGGAATATCAAGTGGTACACGCTACTAGATGATAACAATTTTGGGTCAACTAGTACTTCCCACTACGGAGAGCAACTTTATACTCCATTTCCATTAGAGTCGGAAGGATGGGAAGTTAGAGGGACAGGCAGTTTACCAAGACCTTCAGTTAGGTTTGCAAATATAAATCAGTATTGGAGTGCTCACTTAAGTAATTATGACGACTTAGTAGGAGCAAAAGTTATTCGTAGAAGAACCTTAGAAAAATATCTAATTGGTGGAACTGCCGCAGCAAATCCACCTGTTGAATTTAACCGAGATGTGTACTATATAGAAAGAAAAACTACAGAAACTGCCACTATGGTAGAATTTGAACTTGCAAGTGCATTTGACGTACAAGGAATTCAACTACCCAGAAGAGCGGTTATAGCTGCTCGCTGTCCTTGGAAATACAAAGACCCAGAGCAAGGCGGGTGCGACTGGCCAGTAGATAGTAGACCAAGTGACATACCAGGGCATATTGCTACTGTTCCTTTATATTTTGATAAAGACGATAATCGAATTAGTACTCATCCTACTTGGGGCCTCCAAGATGTTTCTAGTAACAGAACTACTAATCTATACGCGGCTACAAGTTACTCTGTAGGAAACTATGTAGAGTACCACAGACCTATAGGAGGCCTAATAGCAGCGAGTCAGGTTACTTCAGGAGCAAATGTAACTTTCACTGTAGGAAGTAATCACGAGATAGATACTGGCGATTTTATTATTGCAAAAGGGTTTACGGATGAAGATGCAAACTTCAAATCTGTGCCTCTTTATGTGAGTAACGCATTAGCAACTACTATTACTGTTCAAAGTCCAAGTAAAACTATAACATCATCATCAGGGTACTTGCAACTTACTAGAGTGACTTTATACAAATGTATAACAGCTCATAGTATTGCAACTGGAGACGACGCAGACGAAATTATAAAACCTACTAATATAAGTTACTGGGAATTTGGAGATGTATGTGGCAAGAGACTAACTTCTTGTGCAAAGCGATACGGGCATGAACCTGCGGGAACAAGCGGTGTAACAAGTATTACTGTAGATAAAGGAAATGGAGTAGCAGGTGGTGGAAGCGGATATACAAGTGCCCCTACTGTAATCGTTGCTGGAAGTGCAACAGCAACCGCAACTATTAACAATGGAAAAGTTCAGTCTATAGCAGTTGATTCACCAGGATCCGGATACAGCACAGCACCTTCAGTTACCTTTTCTGGTGGCGGAGGGTCTGGAGCAACAGCAACAGCACATATTAACGTAAGAGGTACAAGAAATGTATCTCTACCATTTGGAGGGTTCCCAGGAGCCGCATTAGGATAATGATTGAACCAGTACTAGAAGATATTAAACAATACGTTTATGAACGCGAGCATATAGAAGCTTGTGGCTTATTAAGCTTAGAACGAGGAAGAATAAAATGGAATCCTTGCTTTAATAAAGCAGAAAATCCAAAGAACGATTTTATTATCGATCCTTTAGATTATAAAGCAGTAGCAGATAAGGGAGATGTAGTAGGTGTAGTACATAGTCACCCAGGATGCTCTCCAACTCCAAGTGAGTTAGACCGAGCTGCGTGTAATAAATTAGGAATTCCGTGGTATATTTTTGGAGAAAATGATGAATGGATAAAATTGGAACCAAGCGAAAATACTTATGATTTGCTGGGGAGACCATTCGTTTATGGCATCTATGATTGTTTCACTATCATAAAAGATCATTTCGAGACAAAAGATATAAATATATACCCATACTCATACGAGTGGGAATTTTGGGAAAAGGGCAAAAATCTTTATTTGGACAACTTTCAAAGTGAAGGGTTTATAGAAGTAACAGATGGTAGCCTACAGCCAAATGACCTCATTTTAATGGCTCTAAACAGTGACATTACTAATCATGCGGGAGTATATGTAGGAAAAGGAAAAATGCTTCATCATGCACCTAACAGGTTATCGTGCAGGGACAACTACGCGGGAATATGGAAACAGATTACCAGAATGGTAGTAAGACATCAGAGTATGCAATGAGAAAAATTTATTTAGAAGGACAACTAGGGAAGAAGTTTGGAGAGGAATGGTCTCTAGACGTTTCTTCGCCTGCAGAAGCGTTACAAGCAATCATGGCACAGCGTCCTGGTATGCGTCAATTTATTACTTCATCCGAAGGAATACAAGGTTACGAAGTACTAGTAGATAATAAAAGTATTGATATGCTGGAAGAGCTAGTAATACAAGACCCAAGCATGAAACAGTCCTATACTTTTGTACCAGTAATTGGTGGCTCAAAGAGTGCAGGACTTATGATGGTACTCGGAGTAGCTTTAATAGCTGCAACAGGTGGTATGGCAGCTTTCGGTGTTACTGGTTTTATGGGAGCTGGTGGTGCAGTAGGAGCAGCAGGTAGTGTTTCTACCCTAACAGGTTCTGCTCTTGCAGCAGCTCAAGCAGCGGGAACAGTTAGTGCAGGTGTGGCAGGTGTAGCAACAGTTACAGCGTCAGGAGCAGTAGCAGGAACACTCGCAGGTATGGGTAGTGCTGCAGCATTGGCTACTCAAGGACTTGGGTATTTAGGTACAGCACTTCTGTTAGGCGGAGCTTCAATGATGCTTGCCCCAGATGTACCAGACGGAACTTCAGCAGAAAAAGCAGAAAACTACTTGTTCAATGGACCAGTCAATACAGTCAAACAAGGATCAGCAATTCCTCTCGTATACGGAAGGGCCATTGTCGGATCTAGTACAATCTCAGCATCAGTTTTTACAAACACATCGAGACAAAAATTAACAGCAGGAAGAAAGATGGTAGGAATACCCAACTTCAGAACTGACGGAAGCCAATCAGGATTAACAGCTACTACTACTAGTTACAGTAATCAGTTTGACTTAAATATAAGATTTTAAATTATGAAGAAGAATCAGCACTTAATATCAATACGAGGAGCCAAAGGAAAAGGCGGCGGTGGAAGCACTTTTGAAGCAGATGATAACATGTTTGCAAGACAGAGTGCAGCTTTTATTGATGCCCTGTGCGAAGGCCCAATTAAAGGATTAGTTTATGGAGACGCTTCAATTCTAATTGATGAAGTACGTCTTAGAAACGTAGATCAGTCCACAGGTCGTATAAGTCAAAAAGCTAACTTTAATAATTTTACTGTAATTACAAAAAACGGAGATGCAACACAAGTAGTGGATGCAGACTTCTTCGCAGAGTACCCTAGTGCAGCTACAACGAAGGATATAGGTAGCGCAGAACTACTAGAAAACGAACCGCAATATTTTACTATATCAAGTGGTACTTTTGAAAAAAGAGAAACAGATTATATAAAAATTACTGTATCTACTACAGGTATGTCTGCTATTACAAAAACAGGGGATAATAAGGGGGACATAAATACTACAGCTGTTTATTTCCATATTGATTTCCAGTGGGTAGATAATGGAGGAACACATCACACAAGACAAATGTTTGATACTGGTTTTGAGGGAAAAGTTAGCGGTAAGTACGCACATACATTTGGTTTTAATATTGAGACAATTAAAGACACTTCTACTATTAACGATTGGTCAATAAAAGTAACAAAGTTAGCAGCTAGTCCACAAAGCTCAGATAGTAAAGAAGTTCAAAATGCTATTTATGTAGATAGTATTGAAGCTGCGATTGCTGATAAGCTTGAGTACCCCTATACTGCTTATGTAGGTGGAGTTATAGATGCAGAAGCATTTAATAGTATTCCTGCAAGAGGGTATGAAATTGATGGTAAGTTAATAAGTATTCCAACTAATATGTACCCATGTGATTACAATGGACGTAAACTTACTCTATCCTCAGCTTCAGGATTTAATATTGGTGACGTAATTAGTCAAACACTAACTATAAGTAGCCTTACGGCAGCAGGTACTGATGCGGAAGGGTACACAGCTACTGCAACTGTTCCTGCTCATGGAGTAGCAACTGGAGAAACTTTTAAAGCAACTATAGCAACTACTTCAGCTACAGATCAAGAACACTGGGAGGGAGAGTTTGTCTGCGTAGCAGCTTCTAGTACTACGTTCACTTACACACTAAATAAGCCTTTCGACGCAGCTACAGGAGCATATAAAACTCTTGCTGGAGGAACTACCTGTGGAGGTACAAAAACCGCAGTTATGTTTGCTGGAGGTTTAGTTGACAAAATTGCAGGTAACACACTTTATCTTAGAAATGTTTCGGGATCGACAAGTGCAGTTACTGGTACTATTTCAAATGGTACTACTACTGGAACTGTAACTAGTGCCTCACAAGTATTTATACCTGCTAACTATAGAAGAATTAAAGCTGATGAAAAACCTGGCACAGCCGAACAAGATTGGGATGGCACTTACTATTCATCCTGGTGTAACAATCCAGCATGGGTATATCACGACCTTATAGTAAATAAGATATACGGACTCGGAAACTATGTAGATTCTACGCAAATAAACAAATGGGAACTATTCCAAATTGGCAGATATTGTGACGAACTTGTACCTGCCGGTGTAGCAGCAGCAGATTTACTAAGTATACATTGCACAGCAGATACCAACTATACCCCAGGCGGCGCAAGTGGAGAACATGAACCTAGATTTAGTGCAAACCTAGTAATTGGTGGAAAACAAGAAGCTTATAAAGTACTTAACGATGTTTCTAGTATATTTAGAGGAATGGCATATTGGCTAAATGGAGAAGCCTTTGTAGTACAAGACTCTGAGAAAGATCCTGTATATCAGTTTACAAATGCTAATGTAATAAACGGAGAGTTTAAGTACGAAGGAACAGCAAACAAAACAAGAACAAATTCTATTATGGTTAATTGGAATAATCCCCAAGACTATTATAGAAGCAGAACAGAAATTGTAGAGCTAGAAGAAAGCCTACAGAAAGATAACGAATGGGTCAAGCCAGAAGCAACTACAGCGTTTGGCTGTACTTCAAGAGGCCAAGCAAGAAGGCTGGGTAAATGGAAGCTCCTTACTAATAATTGGAACACTAATACTGTAACGTTTGAAACTTCTTTGAACGCAGCATTTTTACGCCCCGGTGATATTGTACAGGTTATTGACCAACATAAGGAAGGCAAATCATGGGGTGGAAGAATATCTTCTAGCTCTAGTACTTCAGCAATCAATATAGATAGGAAGCCTTCAGGTTTTGGAAATACAAGTGTCGAATCAGGCTATGCTGTTGGTGATTATAGGCTCACATTAAGTTATGTAGGGTACAAAGCAATTCTAGCACAAGATACTGCTACTATCGGAAGCACAGCGTATGTACGAGGAGACCACTTAACAAGTATTACTACTGAAGAAGCTGCTCTTACTTTACAGGACGATACTAATAATTTAGTATTTGTACAATGGACTCCATTTACCTTTACAGAAACGAAGACAGTCTCAGCAGTATCAAATAGTGGAAAAACTTTATCAGTAGCTTCTGCTTTTAACACCGCTCCTGATCAAGATCAAGTATGGATATTATCAAGAGCAGCTTTAGCAACAGGAAAAACTAAACAAGAAGCCAAGCTCTTTAGAATGATGGCTATGGTAGAAAAAGATAAGAATCTTTATGAAATCACAGCACTCGAATACAACGCATCTAAATTTGATGCAGTTGATAAAAATGAAGCACTCACACAAGACAGACAGATATACTTACCTGATAGTTTCAAAGAGGTTCCTGCTGTAACAAATTTAGACGTAGAACCAAGAATTAGAAAGGCCGGTAGTGGAGGCACTATAAATTCATTAGTAGTAGACTGGGACCCAGCTACAAATGCTGATGGCACACTATACAATTCTGTTAGGCACTACGAAGTTGAGTTTTCACAAGATGGACAAATATGGCATAAAGCAGGAACAAATCAAAGTACCGACTTTGAGATAACTGATATGACCGTAGGAGATATTGCAATACTTAGTAGTACTTACTATTTTAAAGTATACTTAGTAAGCTTAAACGGAATAAGAAGTCCTGTAACTGAAAGTGGTGCGAAAACTATAGACTTTAATAGAGCTGTAGGCCCTGCAGAAGGTAGTATAGGTACTACCAACCATTTTATTAACTTTATTGGAAATATTAGTGGAGACTTTAGTCTTGAAGCGGGTAAGGTAACATTTAGCCCACAAAACATTTTTCATAATGACGGAGTAAATGAACACGCAGTCAGTAGTCAAGCTCAACTCGATTTTACAGGGTTAGATCATACTTCTACAACAGGTGGAAATGAAGGTTATGTTTATTTTGATCATAGCGCAAATGCTTTTATAGCCGTTGCTTTCGATGTAACTTCAGGACAATTTTATACTGTAGGTAGTAGTATATTTAGTACTGCTACAGGTACACTTACCTCTGCAAATCGAAAAACCTGGACAGGATTAGATAGTACTAATTTTGATGGGGATTTGTCAAAGGGTAATGTATTTAAGTTTACTCACAGTAGGAGCGGAAGTTCCGTAGACTACTATCACAGAGTAAAAGAAATTGTATCTGACTCTGAAATGCTATCCTATGTGTCTTCAAACCAAACTATAACTAACGCACATAATCAAGCATTTTCAAAACCTAACCTTTTAGTAGATTATGGTACTGGTGGCGACACCATTATGGGTAAGGTTACAAAGACAGGAGCGAGTACTTACACTTTACAGAAGTATGGGTCGTCTCAGGGCGAGTCTGCTTATGGTGTAGGCGCTACAAATCTAAACTTTACATTTGACGCTAATCTTGATGGAACAGTAACAAATGAAAGTGCCTATAGTTGTGACTTCATTATTAGAAAAGGTGGTCAGGATTATACTTTTGCAAGTAGTGGTGATGCGCAACATACTTTTGGATTATCTTTACAAGCAAAAACTGGCTTTGATAATGATGATGATATAGTTATTAACGCGTCAACTGGACAAGTAACAATCGGCGATGGGGATATGGACGCCCATACTGCAGCTACTGCAACAATACGAATATTTGATAGAGGACGCTCAGACTTACTAATTGAAGATAAGACTTTATCTTTTACAAAGTCTTCACAAGGAACAGCAGGGGAAGACGCAAAACTTGTAGTTGTAACTCCTAGTTCTCAGATGATGACAAAAGAGGTGTTCCCAGAGGATTATGGATCGACGTCTACTTTTTTCAGTCCCACAAGTATAACAATTACGGCACAATGTACAAATACCACGCAAAATGGAACATGGTCAAACTCTGGAGGTAGTATAACTTCTAGCAATACCATTACAAACGGGAAAGCTACCGCCACAGTAAATTCTACTCAACTTGTAGATGATATGACAATTACATATACATTACATGCAGACGATGGCGGTGCTTCAGATACTACTCAACTCCATTTACTAGAAATGTTTGCTGGCTCAGTGCAGCCAATTCTTTCTAATCCTGCTCATGTGCTTCCAGCAAGTAAGGCAGGAGTAGTGAGCGATTATACTGGTAGTGGTACACGTATAGAAGTGTACCAGGGAACAAATCGATTAGACTATGATGGAGTCGGAACTGCTAATGGACATTGGAAAGTAACTGTAGCAAATGTTGCTGATATTACAGAAGGCTCAGTAAGCTCTGGAGGAACATCTGGCGGCAGATATGCAAATATTGGGGATCATTCCGGCATGTCCAATTCTGCAGATTTTAAAACAATTACCTACACTATTACAGGTAAGGCTACAGATGGTACTGCATTTAGTTTTGCACAGCCCCAAACAATTACAAAAAGTAAAACAGGGCAAGACGGTACTGCTGGGCAAAGTGTAAAGCACGAAACTATTTTTAGAAAGAATAGCAATACTATTGATGACGACGTAGGTACTTTTGCTAGTCCTCTTACGGGTAATACTAATTGGTCTCTTTCAATGCCCGCCCTTACAGCTAATGGAGATGTAGCATACGCATCATCTAGAACTTTTACTTCAGATGGAGCGTCTCCCCAAGATGCAACTTGGTCAACGCCTATAGCCGCACTTACGAGAACAAATGGTACAAATGCTACTCCATTAACAATTACTGATACTGACACCTCAGTTGCAGGTGAAACTACACTTACCTTTAGTGATGGCTCTACCTTTACAGTAGATAATGGAGAGAATGGAGATGATGGGGATGGTATAGATGTAATTTATCAAAATTCAAGTACAGCCCTTACAACCGCTCCAGCTGATTCAGCAGGTGCACCAACTGGTTGGTCATTCACCGCTTCGGCTCCTTCGACTAACGAAAAGACTTATATTGCAATTGGAGTACGAACAAAAAATACAGGCTCATATGATTGGTCAGTTCCTTCTCCAATAACAGCATTTGACGGGGATAACGGAGCAGGAGTAAACTTTGTATTCGCGAGAAGCGCTACTAAACCAAACACTCCTACAGCAAACGGACTCAATATTCCTAGTGCTGATATACAATGGTATGATGATCCCCCAAGTGGAACTACTACTTTATGGTCTTCAAAAGGTACAGTAGGAGTTAACGGAACAGCATATGCATGGGGCGCAGTATTCCAAGTAGAAGGAAGCGCAGTAGCGGAATTAAAATGCTACTCGGATGTTGTAGCAAATAATGGAGCTTCTCCTACTAAACCTGGTACTTCTACTTATAATGCAACTACTTCTACTCTTACACTTAACGACACAGATTGGAATCTTACTCCTCCAAGTGTAACAAACAATGGAGATACTGTATATTCTTGTACTGTTCTTGTAAGTGGGTCACCTAACGCTACCGCTATAGCTATTGGTAACGGTTGGTCAACGCCAGTAATACATACTAGAAAAACAGATGGAGCAACAGGAGACCCCGGTAAACTAGTACAAGAACTCAGACTCTATAAATTACAAAGTACTTGGACAGCAAGCGGCACTACTGTAGCAAATACAGCACCTACGTCAGGTGTTTATACTTTTAGTACAGGAGCCTTAGCATCTATAGCTAGTGGCTGGTCGCAAACAAGACCTGCAGTAACTGGTGCAAACTTTGTTATAGAATCAGCAGCCTTGGCTACAGAATCTAGTTCAGGAAGTGATACGTCTTCAGCGCTAACTTGGAGTACTGCATCTATAAGCTCAGAAGGTGTTCAGTTTACTAATTTTATATTCTTAAATCATGACGGCAGTCCAGGAACTCCAACTGCAACAGCATACCCAGATTTACCAACAAACAACCCCAACACTGGAGATAATTGGAGTGACAGTCCACCAGCCGCAGTATCAGGAAAACAATTATGGTCTTCAAAGGGCGTGGCTAAACTTGCAGGAAGTTTCCCTACTTTTACATTTAACTATACGTGGGAAACTCCAGTAGTTCATGTACAAAGCAAGGCTGATATTTCACTAGACCAAGTAGACAACAAAAGTGGTGCTACAATTCGTAGTGAAATAGATGAAGATGATATAGTAGGAAGTGGAAAAACATTTGGTGTAAAACCAAATAAGACTGAATTTAACGATACTTCAACTGAAGGTATATTCTCATTTAATATTGATGAAGGATCTTCTACAAATGTAAATGTATTCTCGAGTGCAGAAAGAACTAAACTAAATAGATTAAGAGGTGGAAAAGCCCCAGATAGTGATACCGTACTTATTAGTAATGCAAGTATAGATGAAGCAGATATAGTAGGCGATGGAAAAACATTTGGAGCAGGTCAGAAACCAAACAAAACAACATTTGCTGATAGCAGTACAGAAGGGGTATTTAACTTCCAATTAGATGGTGCTACAGCTGTAGGAGTCAATGTATTTTCAAGCGCAGAAAGAACTAAACTAAATAGACTAAGAGCTGGGCAAGACCCAGGCGATGCTAGTAAGTCTATTCTTAATGCTGATACTACCTATTCTGAGCTACAAGGAACTAAACCTCCTTCTAATGCTACAGCAGGAGCTACATGGGGTAATAACATTGGAAGTCAGCCTGCGGATGTTGATATTTTAAATAGCGGAGAGTTTACTGGTAAACTAAAAAATGGTGGAACTGAAAGAACAGCAGCTCAAATGATTGATGGGAGAGATAGGGCTATAAATGCAATTGACTCAAGTAACAGAGTTGTTGGTAGTGTCTTTGACGGAACAACTACCTTTACTCCTGCAGAATTATTAAGAATAAGAGCAGGCTTTAATAACGTAGCCTCTGGAACTCTTTCATTAAAAGACACACAATTACCTGTTATTCCAAAAAGTAAGGGAGGATTTGGAGAAAATATTGCAAGTAAAACAGGGATACTAAGATTTGCTGGTGGTATTGCTAATTTCGAAGGAGAATTAGGCGCTGCTTATGGGGGTACTGGATTAACTTCTATTGCATCTCTTACAAATAGTAATATTATAACAGGGCACATAGACGGAGGCGCTACGGTAACTTGGAGTAGATATACTACAGGTAACTATAACCCAAATACAACTACTCATACTTTTAATGTTTATTGGAGAAACGCAGTAGGCACAAGCCAAGGGCAGTCCAGAGTAGTAATAAACTTAGACACAACAAATAATGATTTTGACGCCCCAACCGTTACTACTGTAACTGGAACTGCACATACAGGAAGTGCAAGTGTTGCAGGTACTGGTACAACTTCACAATCAGTAACCTTATCTAGAACTGGATCACCTGATATTATTCTAAGAGCTGTAATTCACGTGGTAACAGGATTTACTTTCAAATTTAACGGAGAATAAAATGAAACTTGCAGTCGTCGAACTAATAGACGTTAATATAGACCACCGAAACAGAGAGTTGGTAGAAATACGAAGAATATGTGAAGAACTTGAAATTGATTATCAAGAGTTTCCAGTAAATGTTTTACCAGTCGGAGACTGGTTTGACTCAGATACATTATGTATTGTAAGAGGGTCAGTAAAAAATAGAAAAATGTGGTTAGATAAAATAACAGAAATGGAATACAGAGGGTGTACAATGATAAATACTAGGAATTGTATCGAAGTCTGTAACGATAAATATAGAAGTTATCTAGCACTAAATCAAGTAGGGTTACATCAACCTAATACAGTACTTGTTCCATCTGAGTACGATAGTCTTATAGACCATGTAGTTCAAGAAGCAGGTTTACAATTTCCGCTTGTACTAAAAACACTCGAAGGGTCTTATGGGGTCGGAGTAGCACTAATGGAATCTACTATAGGACTAAAAGGAGTTATTCAAGCTATGAACACTCGAATAGATTGGGAAGGGGCAATACTACAAGAATACATACCTCACAGCAGAGACATAAGAGCCCATGTAGTTGATAACGAAATCTTTGGTTCTATGTTTAGAACACCACCTCCAGGCGATTTTAGAACTAACATTGCAAGAGGAGGACAAGGTATTATTTGTGAGTTAACAGAATTAGAAAAAGAACATTGTAAATTAGCAGCTAACGCTGTAGGAGCAAGATGGTCTGGAGTAGATTTTATACCCTCAGATGATAGAGAAAACATACCCCCCAAAATTATAGAAGTAAATTGTGCGGCAGAAACAGGAGGCCTAGAAGCAGCACTAGTAGGTAAGGACGATGAAGAATCCGCACCTTTATTAAGAAAAATAATAGAACACTTTATGGTAGAAAAATAATGGTAACTTTAAGAATACAAGGACAAAACTTATATATGCGACCCATGTTACTTACAGACGTGGCAACTTTGCGTACCGCAACTACAGGTATGTGGCCTGCGGATATTCTTCCTACCGAGAATGAAGGAAAAGCATGGTGGTATAATTGCAATAAACAAAATGAGACTTTGTTTGTTAAAAGAAATTTAACCTCTAATGATAGGGGCTGGATAAATCTTACTGTTTGCAAAAATGATGATACTATCATAGGGTATCAAACTTTTAAGTATAGAGGAACAAGGGTAATTTCTTATATGACTGCTTTAATTCCAGGAGGTAGAGGGCAAGGTTACTATAAAGAAATCCATGCTTTGAGACATAAATTTATTTTTGACAGCACAGGACTTAATGCAGTTAAGTCTAGAGTTACGATTCCAACAACTTCTTCTACTATCAATGATTCTGTAATCAATGTAAATAATACTTTATACAGTACTGTACATCATCAAGTAGAGTTTCCTAATAGAGGACTCTATGATGTAAAAGAAATTACTAGAGCTGAATGGACAGCATGGATTGATGCTACTGCTCAGGCAACTCTTAAATCACACACTTATACACTAACCTGGACAGCATAATGGCATACATGAAACAAACTTTTCCAACTATTTATCTTAAACCTATGACTGTAAATGAAAAAGAAGTAGTACGTGATGCTATTTCAGACTGGAGAGCAGATGGCGTTGAAATGACAGATGATGAAGCTACTACTTTAATCCATCAATGGTGTGAACAAATGAAAACTTCAGATGCAACCTTTCGTGCAGCATTAGGTGGAGAGAATGAGTATATGGTAGAACCAGACCCTGAACAACCTCTTGGTAGGGCGTGGAGCTACGATAGTATTTTTAGAAATTCAGATGATGTCTGTATAGGGTTTCAAGTAGGTAAATTTATAGGAACTCGATATCATCATTCTATGACTTGTATACGCCCAGCGTATAGAAATCAAGGATACTATACTGAGGCGGCGGAGCAAGGACTAAAAACTTTATTTCTAGGCTTGAAAAACGTAGAAACTTTTACTTGTAATATGCCAGTTAAGGCAGGCACGCTCTCTTCTAAGATATATGACTTATATAATACAGATACAGACTGGAGTGCAGGTCTTTTAAAAACACAAACACTTCTAGATAGAATAGACCCAGTAGAGTATCAACTCTATGAAGTTAGAAAAGCAGACTGGTTAGCATGGTTAGACCTTTCTAAAAATGCAGCGGTAAAAGCAGCAACCTTTTCATTCGAGCTAATAAACGACTAGTCAAGAAAATTATAATCATGAATTTTTGGTTATGTTTCTGAGAACTGAATAAGCAGAGCTATACCAAACCAATTAAACTCACCTTCCAAATTTAGTTCTTGACATGACCTATGATTTTTGCTATAATTTAACAATAGGAGTATAATATTTAATATGGCAGCAGGAACTTACGATATAGTTATTGACCAAGGATCTGATTTCTCTATAGAAATAGCGATTTCACAAGATGGTGAAGCAACAGCGATAGCTACACATTCAGCGAGGGCACAACTTCGCCCATCCCCTACGTCTACAACAAAGACAGCAGACTTTACTTGTGTAATATCTGATGCAGCGGGAGGTAAACTAACTATGAGTTTATCTAATGCTACTTCCAGTGGAATACCTGCGGGAAAATATTACTACGACATAGAGTTAGTAAATACTAGTACCAATGTGGTAACTAGATTACTGCAGGGCGTGGCAAGAGTCACTCCAGAAGTAACTAGATAATGGCTACTACACTAACGATCACTCCACAAGTATCTAATACTGTTACTGTTACTAATAGTAATACTATAGTACAGCCGCAGAATCAGGTAACTACTCTTACCATTTCAAGTGCAATTCCAGGTGCAGCACAAGACGCACAAGCAATAGCATTTAGTAATGCAGCCCGAACACTTAGTTCGGCAACTACAGTTGAACAAGCACTTTTACAACTTGCTGACCAACTGTTTGTTCAAACAAGTGCACCAACAGCAGGAACAACTAATCTTGCAGAAGGTGACTTCTTTTACGACACTGATGATAATCAGTTAAAGATCTATAGAGAAACGTCGACGGGACAGTTTAGTTTTGTTCCTGTAATGATAGGAAACGATTCAGCGAACTCAGACACTATAGACGCAGGGAGCTTTTAAGCTCTAACAGGAAATAATAATGGCACAAGTAATTAAAATTAAACGAAGTACGTCTACTTCAGCTCCAGGGTCTCTTGTAGCTGGTGAGTTAGCCTACTCTTCGAATAGTAATAAGCTATTTATTGGTCATCCTACTACTAATGCAGTAACTGCAATCGGTGGAGCTCTATACGTTGAGATGTTAGACCACACTGCTGGCACATTAACAGCAAGTTCAGCTGTCTTAGTTGACGCTAATAGTAAGATTGATCAATTAAAGACAGGCAACATAGTTGTAACTGGCTCTAGCAATACAATAAGCACTTCATCAGGAAATCTAACAATTGCACCTACTAGTAATTTAGTACTTACTCATGGTGGAACAATTGATCTCGATGGACAAGCAAACTCAATAACAATGCCGGATAACCAAGCGGCAGCTGTCGACTTCAATGAAGGAGGCACTTCTTACCTAAAATTCGTAACTACTAACTCTGGAGAGAAAGTTGTTGTCGGAAAAGATATGGACACTGCATCTATTGATGTAACTAGTGGAAATCTTAAGGTAGGTTCAACAAAATTCACAGTAGCTTCTGGTACTGGTAACACAGTAATTCAGGGGACAGTTAATGTACAAGACGCAGTTGATTTAGATTCTACACTTAATGTAGATGGCAACACAACTCTAAATGGTAATGTTACTTTAGGTAACGCAGGTTCGGACACCGTTACTGTTACAGGTACTGCAACATTCACACCTTCAGCGGACTTTGACGGAGGCTTTACAGTTGCCGGATCGCAGACTGTTGATGTAGGTGGAAACAGAATATTAAATGTAGGAACTCCCACATCAAGTACTGATGCAACTACAAAAGCATATGTTGATAGTGTAAAACAAGCACTCGACATCAAAGACTCAGTTAAATTAGCTTCAACAGCTAATATTACGGGAACTTATGATAATGGGGCTGGTACATTAACGTATGATGCTACCGGTGTACAAGCAGTAGATGGTGTTAACTTAGCACTTAATGATAGAGTTCTTGTTAAAAGTCAAACTACTCAAACACAAAACGGTATATACAAAGTCACAACTGCTCCAGCAGTAGGGGTGGCGGGAGTACTTACAAGAGGAATAGACGCTGACTCAACTAGTGAAGTTACAGGCGGAATGTTCTGTTTTGTAGAGGCAGGCTCAGTTAATGCAGATAATGCATTTGTTCTTACATCAGTAACCGGAGCAGCAACTCTTGGTACAGACAATCTAGTATTTACACAGTTCTCAGGAGCCGGTCAAATTGATGCAGGTAACGCCCTTACAAAAACAGGGAATACTCTTGCAGTAGATGTAGATAACAAAACAGTATCTCACAACAGTGGAACAGCCCTAAGTTTAAAAGGTATTTCAGCAACAGCTAATGGAGATATCTTATACGGAGCTAACGGAGCTAACGGTGGGTACTCTAGGCTGTCTATAGGCTCTTATGACTCTACTAATAGCGTAGGACAAATACTACAAGTAGGAGCATCTTCTACAGTAGCATGGTCTAATACATTAGATGGGGGTACATTCTAATGGCGCAAGTTATTAAAATTAAAAGGTCAGAGACAAGCGGAGGCACCCCCACACCTAGTGATTTAGCTACTCATGAAATCGCTATGAATCCGACCGACAAAAAGATTTATACTAAGAACTCAAATGGCGATATTGTAATCGTGGCTTCTCATTCAGAAGCAATCGCAACTGAAGATGATATTTTAGCACTTAGTATAGCATTAGGATAGCATAATGGCATCAGCATTTAAAACTAAAACTGCAGTAAATATAGGTACATCTCTAACAAGTGTCTATACCGCTCCCGCAAATACTACCTCTACTGTAATTGGTTGCTACATATGTAATCAAAGCGGAGGAGCTATTGAGGGCACTGTTGAATTTTATGATACTAGTGAGTCCCATCACGCTACTCTAGTTAAGTCAACTCCAATACCGAGTGGCTCAACAGTAGTAGTAATCGGTGGAGATGGTAAAGTAGTTCTTGAAGCTGGTGATATAATTAAAGTACAATCAAACGTTGTAAGCTCGATAGACGTAACTCTATCGTATTTGGAGCAGACATAACATGCCACTCATAGGAAAAGAAAATCACTTAGTCTCCACGCTAGAGGCAAACGCAGTAGGGACTACAGAAATTGTAAGTAACTCTATTACTGCGAGTGAGATCGCTGGGAACGCAGTCGGCTCATCAGAAATTGCAGCAAACGCAGTAGGCACCTCCGAAGTAGCAACTAATGCTATCGGAGCAGCACAATTACAAAACACAGCGGTAACTAGTGTAGGAGATAATTCAATTGACTCAGCAGCTATAGCGGCTAACTCAGTAGACTCATCAGAAATAGCAACCGGTGCCATTGACACAATTCATATAGGATCAATTCAAGTAACAGCGGCTAAATTAGCAACTGATTCAGTAACTACACCGAAAATAGCAGACAACGCTATTACTACAGTAAAAATTGCTACTAACTCGGTGACAACAGAAGCACTTGCAAATAACTCTGTTACAGCTACACAAATACCGAGCGGAACAATCACAGCAGATTTGTTAGCGTCAGACTCAGTAGATAGTGCAGAAATAGTAGATGGAAGTATTGATACCGCGCATCTTGGTAACTTACAAGTTACTGAAGGAAAAATAGCAAATAATTCTATCACAGCTGCAAAGATAGCAGCAAACGTTGTAGGTACGTCAGAGATAGCACAAAATTCTATCACAGCGACGCAAATACCAGCAGGTACAGTCGTAACAGACTTACTAGCAGATTTAAATGTTACTACTGGAAAACTAGCTGCAAATGCAGTTACTACTAATCAGATAGCACAGAATCAAGTAACAGCACATCATATAGCAGATGGCAGTATTACAGCAGTTCAATTATCTACAAACTCTGTAGATTCAGCAGAACTAGTAGATGGGAGTATTGATAGCTCACATTTATCAACAGGTTCAGTCATTACGACAAAAATAGCAGACAATGCTATTACAGCAGCCAAATTACCTTCTGGAGTTATCGCTTCAGACCATATTACGGACGGTACTATTGTATCGGGAGATATTGCAGCAAATACTATAGCAACAGGGAATATAGCAGACAACGCCATAGATGGCACTAAAATCGCGCAGAACTCGATACTTACCCGACACATTGACGATGCTCAGATAGTCACTTCGCATCTACTGGATGCGAATGTGACAACTGCTAAAATAGCCGATGCTAATGTAACGACTGCAAAAATATTAAATGCTAACGTAACGACAGCAAAGATAGCCGCTAATAATGTTACTTCAGCAAAAGTTGCTACTGACCAAATTTTATCAAGACATCTAGCAGCTAATAATGTTACTACGGCAAAGATAGCCGCGGATTCTATAACTAATAATGAACTTGCAGATAATGCAGTAACATCAGCAAAAATAGTAAACGGAGCAGTCAATACCGTAGATATAGCAGATAACGCAGTTACTGCCGCTAAAATTGCAGATGGAAGTATTACTAGCACACAACTGGGGGCTAACTCAGTAGATAGCGCGGAACTTATTACTGGTAGTATAGACACTATCCATATCGGCGCCTCACAAGTCACAACAGCTAAAATAGCAGACGACAACGTAACAAATGCAAAAATTGCAACTAACGCAGTAAATGCTGATAGCATAGCAGCAAACGCTGTATCTGCCGCAGAACTTAAATCAGATGCATTAAGTGGGCAAACCATGTCGGGTAATGTTAACTTCTCAGGAGATGTTACAGTATCAGGCTCTAGCTTCATAGCTTCCGCTACTACAATTACTTCTGGAGATTCACTCATATCATTAGCTACTGGTAACAATAGTTCTGATGCTGTAGACATAGGTATCTATGGATTATATGATACGTCGGGTTCGCAAGATTTATACTCTGGTATATTTAGAGATGCAGATTCTTCTGGAAAATGGAGACTCTTTAAGGACTTACAAACACAACCAACTACTACAGTTAACTTAAGTGCTGCAGGATATACAGTAGCCACATTAGTAGCAAACATAGAAGGCAACGTAACAGGAGCTGTCACAGGCAATGCAGATACAGCAACAACCTTAGCCTCTGCTAGAAATATTGGTGGAGTATCTTTTAACGGCTCAGCAGATATTAACTTACCAGGTGTTAACGCAGCAGGTAATCAAGATACTTCAGGCAACGCAGCAACAGCTTCAGAAGCTACTATACTATCTACTGGAAGAACAATTGGAATGACTGGAGATGTCGTTTGGACATCAGCCTCTTTCAATGGCTCAGCAGCAGTAACAGGTAGCGCAACAATTCAAGCAAACGCTGTAGAATCAGCAATGATAGCAGAGAATAATATTACTGCACGAGAAATTGCAACAAACGCAATTGTTAGTGCATCTATTGCTCAGAACTCTATTCTAACAAAACATATAGATGACGCACAAGTTAATACGGCGCAACTAGCAGGTAACTCTGTAACAGCAGCTAAGATACAGACAGACGCTGTAGGAACGTCAGAAGTAGCAGCTAATGCTATAGATGGTACTAAGATAGCTTCTAACAGTATTCTTACTAGACACATTGATGATGGACAGGTTACTACAGACCAAATTTTGGACGGTACAATCGCCACAGGAGATATTGCAAATAATGCTATCTCTAGCGCAAAAATTGCTACCAATTCCGTAACAGCAGAGAGCATTGTAGCTGGTTCTTTAGATGCTTCGCATTTAGCCGCTAACTCAATAGACTCCTCTGAATTAGTTTCTGGTAGTATAGACACTCTACATTTAGGAGCGCTACAAGTTACATCAGCAAAACTAGCAGCTGACTCTGTAATATCAGGAAAAATAGCCGCAGGTGCTATTAGTCAGTCAACAGATTTTGGAGCAGGAGTAGTCGATTCTACCGCTCTAGCTACTGATTCGGTTATCGCAGGTAAGATAGCCGCTAATGCAGTAACTTCTGCTAAAATAGGAGCTAATCAAGTAGGTAGTTCCGAGATAGCACAAAATGCAGTAACAGCCACCCAAATTCCTAGTGGGACAATTGTAGCAGACTTAATTGCTGCAAACGCAGTTGATAGCTCAGAAATAGCTACAGGTAGTATTGATACTATCCATATCGGGGCACTTCAAGTAACAGCAGCAAAACTAGGGGCTAATTCTGTAACAGCAGCAAAAATAGCAGCTAATGCAGTTGGTGCAAGTGAGATTGCAAATAATTCTGTAACTAATCTACAATTATCAAGTGCTGCACTTAGCGGCAAAACGATGTCTGGCACGGTTAACTTTAGTGGTAATATTACTTCAGAAGGAAATGTAACACTAGGCAACGGAACATCAGATACTGCTAAAGTAAGTGGAGATCTGAATATACAAGACGTGGCTCATTTAAATGTAGCTACTCTTACTAGTAACTCTACAGGGCAACAAACGCTCGATACTGTTGCTAAAGCTACGTATAGAACTTGCAAATGGTTAGTATCGATAACTAATACTACTGATGGAGACTATCAAGCAATTGAAATTTTGTGCTTCCATGACGGAACTACAGCTTATCTAACGCAGTACGCATCTATTTTCGACAATGGAGCACAGGCTACTTTTGATGCGGATATAAGTGGTGCTAACTTAAGATTAAGAGTTACCCCAGCATCAACAGACAACATGACATTCAAAGCCATTAGGCAAGCAATCGAGGTATAAAAAATGGGACAAAAATTACAATTCAATATTGAAGACGCAGGTCTTAGTGTTGACGGAACAGAAATAGTTAACAGTAGCCGACAGGTTACTAATCTGGACGTACCAGGTACAAAAATGACGGGGGTTATTGCAGCAGCAAGACTGCCGTATACTATAACAACTTCTGCACCGTCTGGAGTAGGTTCAACATCAAGCGGTCACGTTTGGTACGTTTACTCATAGGAAACTAAATGGCGATTTATGTAAACGACGGAGGTACTCTCCGTACGATACGATTTATTGCGGTCAATGATGCAGGCACGGTTCGTCGTGTCCATCACGTTTATGTAAATGATGGAGGGACTGTTGCAGGCCCGTTTGATGCAATCCACAATACTGCTAGAACTACTAATACTGAGACTACTTTTGTTTCAGGAACGCAAGAAACTGCATTCTCCACTACATGCTCCTTTGAAACAAATGTAAATACTAGTACAATATTTGACACAGACAGAGACACCACCACCACTTTTAACACTACTAGAACTACGGGAAGCGTAATTGCGACTACTAGGTCTACAACAACTGTATTTAATACTACTACATTATTTAGCACCACTACAGCGTATGCAACTACTCGTGATACTATTACAACGTTCAATACTACTACGAACTTTACTACGACCACAACATATGCGACTACTCGTGATACGACGACAGCATTTAATACTACTACGAACTTTACTACCACCACGACGTTCAATACTACGTTAGATACAACAACTGTATTTAATACTACTACAAACTTTACTACAACTACTACGTATGCAACTACTCGTGCTACTACTACTACGTTTGATAGTACAACAACTTATACTACTACGACTACGTTTGATACCAGTAAAGCAACTACTACTGTATTTAATACAACTACTAACTATACTACTACAACCACGTATAACACGACGAAGGCTACAACAACAGTATTTAATACTACGACAAACTTTACTACTACTACTACGTATAACACCAGTAAAGCAACTACTACTGTATTTAATACAACTACTAACTATACTACTACAACCACGTATAACACGACGCGTGCGACAACAACTGTATTTAATACTACTACAAACTTTACGACTACAACGACGTATGAGACTAGTAAGGCAACCACTACAGTCTACAATACGACAACGACGTTTAATACTTCTTACGACACAACGATAAATACTAGTAGATCAACAGGGTTTACTAACTCTACGTCACAGAATACAAACACAAGCTATAATACTAGCTTTACAAATGCTACTACTCGTAATACTAGTACCTCGTATAACACTAGCTTTACAAATACGACTACTCGTAATACTACTACTTCGTATAATACTCAGTTTGAAAATGCTACTACTCGTAACACTACTACTTCGTATAATACTACCTTTACAAACACTACTACTAGGAGTACGGCTACTGCATGGAACACGGCCACAAGTAGAACAACGGATAATGTAACAGTATCTACAAATACATCATATGCTACAAATACATCCTATGCTTGTACATTTACAGCATCTACAAATACTTGTTATAGTACAAATACTTCATATGCTTGTGCATTTACAGTAGCTACTAATACTTGTTACTCCACTAATACAAGTAGAACAACAGCTCAAACAGCATCTACAAATACTAGTTATAGTACGAATACTTCTTATCAATGTGCGTTTACTAATAATACAGCTACTAGCAGAAGTACAGCCTTTACGAACAGTACAAACACTTGTTATAGTACAAATACTTCATATGCTTGTCAGTTTACTAATAATACAGGGTTTACAAACAATACTGGTGCTCATACTAATAATACAGGCTTTGCGAACAGTACAAACACTTGTTATAGTACAAACACGTCATATGCTTGTCAGTTTGTAAACAATACGAATACTTCTTATCAATGTGCGTTTACAAATAATACTGGTGCTCACACTAATAACACAGGGTTTACGAATACTACAAATACGTGCTACTCTACAAATACGTCATATGCTTGTCAGTTTACAAACACTACTACTGGGTCGAATAATACCGGCGCCCATACTAATAATACAGGCTTTACGAATAGTACAAACACTTGTTATTCTACTAATACCTCGTACGCTTGTCAGTTTACAAACAGTACCTCTAGGAATACACAAACAGGGTACCAAACTGCATTTACAAACTCTACCGCGTATGGTACTTCTAGAAATACAAATACGTCATACAGTACAGCGTTTAGTAATAGCACTAGCAATAGCTTTAATACGAATACATCGTGGACTACCACATATTCCACTACCTATTTAATATATATTGATGCAGAAATTGGCTGGATGCCATATACTGAAAGTACATCAAGAACTACTTCTGGTACAAACGTTAGTCAGTACACATTTAACACAAACACAAGTAGAACGACAGCAGCAACGGCAAGTACCGCGTATAACACAAGTAGAAATACAAATACTTGTTATACTTGTTTCTTCTCCAATGCTACATCGTATAACACAAACACTAGTTACCAGTCTACGTTTACAAACAATACTGGTGCACACACTAATAATACGAATACTACTAGGTCTACTAATACTTGTTACTCTACGAATACATCGTGGAGTACGAATACTTCGTATCAATGTACGTTTACAAACAATACTGGTGCACATACTAATAATACGAATACTAGTAGGTCTACTAATACTAGCTATGCTACTAATACTTCGTATGCCTGTGCATTTGTAAATGATACAAACACTAGTTATCAATGTGCTTTTACAAACAATACTGGTGCACATACTAATAATACGAGTACTACAAGGTCTACTAATACTTGTTACGCTACGAATACTACAAGGTCTACAAACACTAGTTATCAGTCTACGTTTACAAACAATACTGGTGCACACACTAATAATACTGCCACAAGTAGAAATACAGCCTTTACGAACAGTACAAATACTTCGTACGCTTGTACGTTTACAAACAATACTGGTGCACACACTAATAATACGAACACGTCGTATACTACTAGCTTTACAAACAATACTGGTGCGCATACAAACAATACTAATACTAGTTACCAAACTACATTTACAAACAATACTGGTGCGCATACAAACAATACTAATACTAGTTACCAAACTACATTTACAAACAATACTGGTGCACACACTAATAATACGAACACGTCGTATACTACTAGCTTTACAAACCAGACTACTGGAACAAATAGTACCTCGTATAATACTAATACTAGCAGATTAACAAATGTGGATTCAATATCTACAACATACAATACTTCTACTAGCAGATTAACAAATGTGGATTCAATAGCTACTAGTTATAATACTAATACGAGTAAAGTAACTCATGTAGATTCAATAGCTACTAGCTATAATACTAATACTTCGAGAGTTACTAACATTGTAGTAACAACTACTTGGAATACAAATACTGCTAGAACTACTACTTACGAGACAACCTTTGCTACTTCTAGATCAAGTTCAAGAGCTACTTCAACAAGTAGGTCTACAACAACAGTATTTAATACTAGTACTACTACTGCAAGTTCAAGGGCTACACAAACAAGTAGAAGCACAACATGTACGTTTAATACCGCGCACTCTACTGCAAGTTCAAGAGCGACTGCGACAAGTTTATCAACTACTACAACGTATAATACTACTACTACTACTGCAAGTTCAAGGTCTACTTCAACAAGTAAATCGACTGTATGTACCTTTAATACGTCACATGCTACTGCAAGTTCAAGAGCAACGGCAACGACTCTATCCACTTCTACAGTATATGCCACAACATTAGGAACACTCACTAGTAGAGCTACAGATACTACTAGATCAACTACTTGTACATTCAATACTACAACTACAACATCTAGTTCTAGAGCGACTTCAACAAGTAAAACAACTACTTGCACATACGAGACTACTAAGTCTACTGCAAGTTCGAGGGCTACGGGTACTACAAGGTCAACTACTTGTACATTCAATACTACTACCTCAACAGCTAGTTCTAGGGCGACTTCAACAAGTTTAACAACTACTTGTACATTCGATACTACAACTACAACAGCAAGTTCAAGATCTACTTCAACAAGTAGACCTACAACTTGTACCTTTGAGACTTCGGCAGGAACTACTACAACGTTCGAAACCTCAAGTACTACAGGGTCTGTATTTGCTACTACTAGAAGCACCACGAGTGTATTCGGTACTACTAGAGTAACAGATACAACAATAACAACGGAACATTTGACAACTTTTGCTACTGCAACAGCTACAAATATTTTTGAAAGAATAACTTCCGCCCAAGCTGGGACTATATTCGATACTGAAGTATCAAGCGCTTCAGATATCGGTGCCTCATATTGGGACGGATCAACATGGAGTTAAAATATGGCACAGCCAAATAACAAACCTAAACCAGGTGATTTAAAAGAAGCGGATGATCATTGGACTAAGAAGTATCGTAATGACGATATAACGCCAGAGTACATCAATAGAAAGATGGAGAACCTTATGTCGGCTCTCTTTGATACAATAGGGGAGAATGAGGAGAGAATTAAAGATCTCGAAGCTCAAGTCTGGAAACTATCACAAGCAGTAAGGATAGACTAATGGCTTTAGACGCGTTAGCTTTAAATGAAGAATTAGGTGATGTTCCAACTCACTTTATGAAATCAGGGAGTTGCATGCCTCCCAAAGAAAGACTTGCTACAATGCTAGAATTTCAAAGGAGAGTACTCCCTAAAACACATAGAGGAGTAAAATTTGAATTTGACCTTTGGTATAATACGAATGAATTAAGAACTATTAGAAACTTCTTATACACCGACTTTCTAGGGGATGGAATTTTTATTCGTGTTAACACTATAAAGATAAACGATAGAATAATGCATAGTATTGCTGATTCCGATATTAAGATAGACGAAGAAAGAATACAAAAAATTATTGATAATCTAGGAAATAAATATACATTACAAATAAACCACGATACTTTTGATAAGGTTGTGTTTCCGCCAGGAAGTAACTTAATACAAGGCGGAAAAAATGTAATGGATTGGAAAAAACTTGACCAAAAGGTCAGAGAAGGGTTTATAATTAAACCACACCCTATCACAGCGCATGTTTGGGTTGCTAAGTATAAGGAACGCTACGGCGCAGATAAGGTACTAAATAAAAAGTATGGTGGGTCAGAAATACTATCAAAGTGTTCTGACTTAGCATTTTGCCCGAATAGTCAAATGGGCATAGAAGGGCTGCTTCTAGGAAAAAATATTCATTCAATAGCTACTCCCAGAGTTGCTAGAGAGAAGAATCACCTAACATATGAAGCAATTTATCAAGGCATCGCAGGAAAAGAGTGTGGATCTAGAACTGCTCTTTTGAAAATATTATCCAGTAAAAGATCTGGCATAGTATTTCACTATGACGATGATGCAGAGGAACGTGTCGAGAGGTATCTCGAACAATTTTGGGAATATACATTAAAATGATAGATATAATTATTCTAACAGAAGAAATAAACAGTGAGTTTACTCTCTCTTCATTACTGAAGTATGATGAAAACTTTCGTATTCACCTATTTAACAGGAGGGGCCTGCTTATCGAAAATATGGAGCCAACTATTAACTGGGCGATGAAAAACTTCAGAGAAGTTTATAGCTATCAGACTCCTTACGCTTTTAGAGGTCCAACCTCTAATAGAATGGCTAGAGTATTATGTCAATTTAGAGAGCATTGGAAAGATAAAACTCCTGCCGGAGGCGCAATAGAAAGAGTTATAGTACACACTAAAGGTGCAAGAATATTTAATGGTGGTTTAAAAGAAAACATCCCAACTGTGACACAAATGGGAGATAGAATTTGTTATTTTTCTAGAAAACATCAGTACTTTGATCACAAATTTTATGGCAACTATTACCAAATCCTAGGATTAGAAGCAAAAAAGGATGATTATGAGAAAGATTTTCTTTTACTAAACTGGAAGAAGTTTAAAGCACTAAACCAATTTCATATGTTCTTTAATGGAGGTAAACCAACTATGCATCAATTACCGAATTCTATTGAATGGTTTAACGAAAAAGACTCCTTTATACTATCTGCAGAAAATAATCAACTATTTAAGTATCTTAAAGAGCAGAATCATGGGTACATGCCTCTATATATGGATATGAATGTAGACGAGTTAATCAAGAAAGAGTCTATTGGACCAAAAGATACTATAAATCATAATATTATGATGCGAAAAGCTTTCTCAGTAAATTTACAAACAGCAGAGCTATTTATGGACTACTACCTGCTACCTAGTTTATTTTATATGGCAGTACCCTGGGATATGTGGACAAAAGTTATAGACGATATTCCTTTGAACTTAAGAAGAGAAGGAGTAAACGAGAGAATACTACAAAAAGCAAATAAGCAGAAGAAATATTTAAGAAAAGTAGTAGAAGCAGGATATTTACTAGGGAAAATTTGATGTTTCGTAGTATTCAGCTATTATCTCAACTAATTAGGTATAAACCCAATCAACCAGATAATGCAGACCTAATAGCTAAGGTTGTATTACACTTCACAGGAACTTCAATCGATCATCAAATAGAACTCTGGTCAAAGACTGATACTGGCCAGCGTTACCTTGCAGGCGAACGTATAATAGATAATATTGAATCTTTTCGCACTAGAGATGAAAACACCTTAGGACATCAATACTTACAATTTATGGATAAATATTACTTTGATAAATTAGGGAGTATGCTAGATTTGAATAAAAACGGTAAAGTAGGTAATAATACAAAACAAAAATATGGATTGTTTATTATGGACTGCCATGACTTTCTTCATGTTATAACTGGATATCCGCCCACTCCCCACGGAGAGCTAATGCGTATAAAAATTTATAAACAATATGAGGGTAGAGGTTGGGCAGCAGTCGATGCTGTAGGCAAGCTTTGGGCATATAGTAAAGGAATAAAAGAAGCAAAAAGATATCGCGAACTTGCCCAAGAAGCTAGACAGACTAGAAAATTAGTAACTAATTATATATTTGAAGATTGGTTCGAAATGTTAGGGTGGCATGTCAATAAAGTTCGGAAAAATCTCAGCACCAAATCGACAACCCTTTACGACTATAAAAGTCTTTAATCTTCCAGTATTTCTGTTTCTAGGTCAGAAAGAACTTCCCATTTAATAATCCCATTGCGGGACATTTCTAAAGCGTACTCTCTTTCTGCGGGGACGTTGTGAGGAATCTCATCAACGGTATTTCTAGGTAAATGCCAGCTATTCGGGTATGCGGCTCCTACTTTAAATGGAGCAGATTTTGCAAAGAAATCAAACCCAACAATCGTAAGACTCTTCCAAACCCATGCTTTCTTTATTAACCATAGTAAAGTAATAAAGCCATTAGAGGGACGCCCTAATAAAGCATTATTCTCATATCCAAACTCGTCATACAATTCTAGTAATTCTGCGTCTGTAAACATTGTATGGAACTCTCCAATCAACGACTTATCTACTTCTTTTGCAGTATTTAAGTTTATTCGTGTACGATTTAGTAATTTTGGCACATTCTGTAAATTAGGACGTTCCGCCATTTGTGCAGCCCTTAAAAATCCAGTTGCCCAAATATCTGTTCGTATTCCTATATTTCTGTAATGCCTTTCACGAGGTATTCCTTTACCCATGCGAATAACTATATCATGACCATCAATAAACTCTCCTTTATCATAATTTAGAATCTCTACAGAGTTGCCTACTAAGACCACATTTTTATTTTCTAGTAGTTTTAATATTAGTTCTGCAGTAGCCATTCTAAGTCCTTGATTGCTTGTTTATCTGATTGTACATCTCTATAATTTGCCCGATTATGTAAAGTTATCTCGGGTACTTCTAGTTCTGTAGACTGTGCCATAATAAGTAATTGTTTAATACCTTCAGCAACCTCGTCATGAGATACGCTAGGTAAGTCATTACTATTTAGTAAACCGAGATTGATTGTACTTATACGGCATTGCTTGTCACTATTATAGACAAGACTATTAGTAAGATGATTAAGACTTGCTTTTTGCGCACTATACATATATCCTTGTGAAATATTTGGTTGAGCAGCTCTGCTCGAAATGTTAATTATATACTTACTACTATCTTTCTTCCAAGCCTCGTAAGCTTGGAATAATAGTTTTGTTTGATCAAATCCTAGGTGAGCACAATTGATAAACACATCGTTTTCTTCCCATACCCACTCACAGTTCATAATGTCTTCAATACGAACGTGGTTAATTGAGCAGTCCTGCAAAGCACCCGCTATGGCTGCTGCAAGACCTGATGCTCCTGTTATCGCTATTTTCATTTAAATGCCTCGCTGATACAAAGAGATTCTCCATCACTAAAACCATATCCCATTGCTTTCATAAATCCTTCAAATACTTCAACTATATCATCACGTGACAAATCCTTCTGCATCACATCAATAGTGATACGAGTGTTCACCGATGTCTCAT